ATTGATGCGTTTACTGGCAAAGACTTAGCTGGCAACTTGCAAAGTGAACTAGGCGCAGTAGATGGCGAATTGGGTCGCTTATCAGGATATAATACATCCGTTGACTTTAACGGTGGCACAATCACAGTCGGACAACAATCTGCTGATATTGTTCTAAAAATGGGTAACACGACTTATAGAGCGTTTACTGAAGACATCACAAGCGCTCAAGAAATGGAATTGACCTTGGCTAACTATTAGAAAGGAGAAAGCTATGTATGGATATTCAAAACTAGAAAAACATAATGAAAACGTGGCTTTCGAACCAAGTGATAACATGACAATCAATGGCGTTACACTAGATAGAGTAGTTGACGGGTACAGGCAATTGACAGTGTCGGGTAGAGGTTTGATTGGCCAATCCGTCAAAACTACTTCTATTACTGGACGGCGTGGCGTTTGGGTTGAAGATATTTCAGAACCTGAGCGTGTTATAGAGATTAAGTATCAGCTAACCGCTGATACAAGCGCTGAATTAAGAGAGAAATTTTTTACTTTGAATAAATTTCTACGCACCAAACAAGTAAGTATAGGTATGCTTGAAGTATCATTCAAAGATGAACCTGATTATTATTACTATGCTATTTTTAATGGCGCAGATGCTATCGAAGAAAACGCACTAACTATTGTTAGTCGTTTTTCTTTGTTAGTTCCTGATGTGTTTAAGAAAACACGAGGACAGAGTTCAACAGGGAAAATCTCAATAAGTAGCGGATTAGAAGTAACACCCTTATTTATCACGGTTACAATATCAAAAGCGACTGACACAGTTAAAATCACAAATGGAAGACAGACAATATCATTTACTGGTGCTTATGATGCAAATCAAAATATTACGATTGAGTTTAAGCAAGATGAAGTGAAAGCGACTTATAAAAACCGTAGTATTTTAAGTGAACTTGATTTATTTAGCGATTTAGAGAATTTCAAGGTTAGAAACTTTGATATTATCAAAGCTACAAATGCAACGGTAGAAGAAGTAATTTGGAGAGATGAAAGACTATGATATATTTATTTGATAAAGACGAGAAGCTAATAAAACTCGTCAAAAAAGAAGCTATCAAGACTGCTCTCCAAAAGTTCGCTTTGACTACTGAAAAATATGTATCTGATAGGCTCACGGTTGAGATGAAGGAGTTGAGCAAGAAAGAATTTGATGCCGTGGAATATATGGCTATTCAATCAATCGAAGATGCACATACTTTCCATTATTTCTATATTGCTCAAAAATTCTCAGAAAACCTTACTACTTTAATCGGCGTTCAATCAGGTATTGAAGAATTAAGAAAATCTGTTGTTTTAGATAAAAGACCACATAATACATTTGCTAGACCTATTATTAACGAATTGCTTGCTGGTACTAACTGGCAAGCACGTTTTGTTAGTGAAACAAGTCAACGATCAACAAACTTTTACTATATTTCAACCTTTGAAGCCTTGAAAAAGGTTTGTCAGGTTTGGGATTTAGAAATGCAGTTTTTCGTTGAAGTGAACGGCAATAAAATAGGCGCACGATATATTGATTTTAAACAAAAAATCGGAGAAGCAACGGGCAAGCGTGTAGTTTACGGACACAATGCGTTGCAAATCTTGCAAGAGGTAGAGCGCACCAATCTATTTACTGCTTTAATCGGACGAGGTAAGGGCGAAGAAGTCAGCGCATCGAATAATGAAGGCGGACAAGCTGGTTATGGACGTAGAGTGACTTTTGAAGATATCGTCTGGGAAAAAGCTAAAGGCGCACCAGTTGACAAGCCAAAAGGTCAGAAATACGTTGAATTGCCCGAAATGACAAAAAAATACGGTATTAAGAACGCTGACGGCACAATGCGAGCAAAAGTTGGCTTTGTAGTCTTTCAAGAGGAAGAAGATGCAAACGTACTACTAAAACGAACTTACGAAGAGTTAATCGGTGCATCTCGTCCACAGTTGACTTTGAAGACTTCTACCGTTTATCTAAAAGGCGTAAAAATTGGCGATACAATCCGAGTAGTAAGACATGATAAAAAGCTAGATTATGACACCCGTATCTTTGAAATCACATTTAACCGCTTGAATAACGAATCAAGCGACATCAAGCTGGGCGATAGGATTTCAGAAAGTAACGAAGCTAAAATCCAAAATATCGCTAGTCAGAAAGTAGATGAACTTGTTTCAAGTGGTTTTAATAATATCATCTCTAAACTCCCTGAATTTTTGCCAAGTGCTGACGGTTTCAACAATAACTGGTACGGCAAAGACGACCCAACAAAGAAATATGCTGGGAAAGTGCTAGTCAATGATATATGGTTTAAGCCTGACCCTGAACACGAAGGACAGACAATCTTGTTACGCTGGACGGGCGAAGTTTGGCAAGAAATCATTAGAAGCAATAGCAAGCAAGAGATTATTGATGAAATTGAACGTCAGTTTGGAAATCTTAACAATTCAGCATTAGACGAAATCAAAGCCAAATCAAACGAAGCACTAAAAAAAGCCGGAACAAGTGAAGATTTAGCCAAAGAAGCGAAGAAAATCGCAGATGAGAGCGCTGAGAATTTAAACACGTTCAAGGTGACAGCGGAGAGATCTCAAACGGCTTTGTCGGGTAACCTGGATGCCTTGAAACAGACAGTCACAAGTGAGGTAAACCAAGCTTCAGAATATCGTAGAACGACCACAGAGGCCCTTAGTCGCATGACTGGACAGATGAATGGCTTTGCGACGAAATCAGAGGTTAGACAAGATGTGACTGGTCTGACAGAGACATTTGCCAAACTTAAAACTGATACGAACAATTTGATTTCTGACGCTAAAAGTGAAATCACTCTAGCTAAGACAGAATTTCAGAAAACAGCTGATGGATTATCTACTAAAATGTCAGCGGTAGAAAGCTATGTTGGTAAAGACGGCCAACGTCAAGAGGAATTGAAGCGATACGCTCGAGAAGAAACGGCCAAGCAAACAAGCGCTATTCGTGAAACAATATCAAGAGACTATGTCGCTAAAAGCACCTTTACAGAAAATGTTGAAGGCACTAACCGACGTTTTGAAGCACTCAAAAGAGAAAATGAAACCAAACTAGCTGATTATAAACAAGGAGTGGATGGCCGGTTCACAAGCCTATCTAGTCAGATAGCTGGTAAAGTCAATCAAACAGACTTCCAAACCGTGAAAGAAACAGCTCAATTATATGAGCGTATTTTTGGCGGTGTTGAAAACGACGTGTCGAGAAACATTTCTCGTATGGTTCTGACTAACCAAGTATTCCAGACGGAAGTTGGCAAGTATGTAACAGATGATAACAACTTGATTGTCAATTCAATGACAATGAACAAGCATACACTTATCGGAAATAGCAATCCTAAAGCTGATGTTTCTGTTAATAATGGTATTTTTACAATCAAGGCTAAAGGGCTTACTGGTTATAACTGGTCTGGATTTAGTCTTCCTATTTACGTTAAAAAAATCTATCGAGATGAAACCTACACACTCGGATTTAAGTATCGTATTAGAGAATATCCAGACAGTTCTTTTGCTTTCAATGTCAAAAACCACGGATTAAATAAAATCCTTTTATGGTCTAACATTGGCCAAGATAGACCACCTCTAAATGAGTGGCGGGAATTTCAAAAGACTTTTACAGTTCAAGAAGATTTTGCTTTTGGTGAAGATTATAACTATCCATTTTATATCTTTTTAGCTAAAAACGGATGGATTGAGTTCAAAGAACCTATATTGGTTCGTGGTTCAAAGACTGGACCATATAAGCCTAGCCAATTTGACGACGCGTACAAACAGACAAAAGAGGCTAAAGAGCTAGCAGAAAGCGCTCAAACACGGGCAATTCAAGTTGCTGAAAAGGCTGAAGAAGCAAAAAGGACAGCGGAAGCGACACGGACACAAGTCACGCAACTTGCAGGGTCGTATTCAATCCGAAACTTAAATAGCGCTGGTGACGTGCTAGGCGCTATCAACCTAAACCCGGACGGCTCAATCAGGATCAATGAGGGTTTGCTGTCAGTCGGTGAAAAAACCATCATCAAAGACGGTGTTATTAAAAAGTCTATGATTGGTAACGCTCAGATTGGCACGGCTCACATCGGAGAGATAGACGCAAGTCAAGCTAGAATTATCAATATTTCTGCTAAAAACATTGTCGCAGATGGTTTGACAGCAAACATTATTAGAAGTGGACAATTATCATCTTTAAACGGAAAAACAGATTTTGACTTACAGACAGGCTGGATTGAGATGAATGACTTTGGCGTTGGAATTAAGAACCAATTTCAAGGTCGCCCGTTGCAGTATCTCACTTTTGGCACAGGTATTATCAATGGAGTTGACGGTGCTTACACGGCTCTACTGAGCAACCGAAATGGTTTGCAACAAATGGATAGTACATCTACAGGTATTCAAATTTGGAATGGTCGTTCAGGTGATAATATTAAAACCGCTATAACATTTTATGGACAGAGAATGGATTTTATACAGAGCGGACAGGCTGGATTAAAATCTTTGTCAATTGATACTATAAATCGTCAAATAAATGGAGTTGAGGAAATTGTTTTGAAAGGTGTTTCTTTGAGTCGAATCCTTGATAATATCTATGACAATTTTAGAAACCTTGCGGCAGTTCCTGGCAATTATAGTCGAGGATATTATAGCCGTTGGAAATAAAAAAGAAAGGTAGAATATGAACACAGCAGACAAAGTGATTAATGACTTAGCAATTCAACTCGCAAACAAGA